GGTTGCCACCCTGACCAGCAAGGTTTTGTTTAAGCGGTTAACTCCGCTATGGTGATCTTATTCAAGATAATGGAAATCCTTACCCATATCGCGGAGCACGTCTAAATAACCGCGATCGTCAGATAAGATTGATAAAACATGTTGCACATCAAGAGAATCCCCTGGCCTATATTTATCGAATAGCTTCTTAAACTGTTCATATAATCCAGGACTATGCAAATAAGCTTCCACCAACACGGATCTAATCTTACCAGGTAAGACTTCTTCAATATCTTTACCACTATCCATCCACTGTATAGTTCCAAGTAAGGTTTCAACACTCAGACATCCAACATATTTTTTAAGCACCGGGTGATATCTGAAGTGGCGCTTGACGAAAGTCAACTTGTCAAAGGGTTGATGTTGTTTGGTTATTGGAGTTTTATCTCCATTAGTACACGTCATACCCAAAGAAGTCGCTACTTCGTCGATAGTACGCAAATTGAACCAATGCTTGTCATCTTTATGGGCACCAATTATCTTATCATCACCCATAACATAATCGACTACACGGTGAAACTTGGTAAGAGACGGATTATCATCATACCTATAGAGAGTCAGTGCAGTCAAACATTTATTTATCAATGAATTCATTAGCAAAGTAAGCCAAGTACCAGACGGTAAACCATGTGTAGTTGCTAAAAGCTCATCATTAACCAAAACACACGATGTAGCTGATGATGAAATCAGATAATCTAGCATTTTAACATGCTTACCTCTATATTTACGTTTAAAACAATCGCCAATCACATACATAAACCTGCTCATGATGGATCCGTCCCATTTAGAAAAGTCAATATCACCTGTTACTTCACAACCACGAAGCTTATTAGCTACCTCGTCACAATCCAAATATGGATTGAATCCAACGCAAAGTCCTGTCTTGTGACGGTTCTGTTTAAAAAATGGCATAGTTGCGCCAAAGATCTTCTTACTCCACCATATATGCTGTAATGGCATCACCCTGAAAGTGCGTGGTGAGTCGCGTTTATCCACTGTCCTTAATTCATCTTTAAAGGATTCAGTGGATAACACTTCCCTGATGTCTACGTTGTCATTATTAACATCATCTAAAAACTTATTGAACTTATCCATGGTATGAGGATAAATGATCTTCTCAGCAAAATCGAAATAAGCATCCTTTCCCCTCATAAACCCATATCCATTCGAAGAATCTTTATTTAGTGGTGGTAGATACTCATTACCAAAGGCACATTCGGAGTCGTCTATGTCACTGAACTCAGGTATCATGTCGTCAATGCACATGGCAACAAAATCTACCTCAGCGGAATTTAACCGCCCTTGCAGTTTACATGTCTTCCTTGCCGTGGTTTTAAGCTGCTTGTGTGGTGTACCTGCTGCATCGAATCTAGGGGGAACTTTATCACGTAAATTATTTTCAACCACAGGAGCAACAGCGCGATCATCTCTAATCAGACACTTTAATTCCCGAACATCATTGTTATGTTCAATATTAAATATAGTAGGAATTAAAGACGAAGCGCTCAAAACTGGCGTCGGAGTGACGTAACCATCGGGATATCTTAACCTAACCCCTGAAAAATTGGCATTAATTTTATCATCAAAATAGTAGGGCACATCCTCCTTATATAACATAAGGGAGCGTATCTCCTCAGCCACTATACGCGGCGGGACTACGCAAAAACCAATATTATCTCCTCCAGCAACGTGAAATCCGACGACACCATGCTCTTCTGAAAACAAAACAGTGCCACATGCACCACCAGCAGTTAAAGGTGTGTAAAAGCCAGAATTCGGACCATGTACAAAATTGCCATACTTGACAATTTCAGAGTTGTTAATACACGACACCCCGAGCAATACAGGTATGGTCGTATAACTATTAACAAGATATAACAAGGGGTTTTTAACACTAGATTCTAAAAACAAATTATTACAATTTTTATATCTAGCTACTAACCGATCCAACTCATACACGGCCAAATCGCATCCTGGGTATATCTTAACACATTTGACTTTAACGTCTTCACGTTCTTTACATTTATTGCGATAAGCGTCAACGCTGACATATATATCCACATAAGCCTCGTGTGGCCATGCATGCGCGGGAACTAAAATTTTATTTCCACTAACTATAGCTTGTGTAAAAGTGTCCATATGAGAGCCAGCGTCACTACGTACAACTACCATTCTGGTGTGTTGTTTAAGCGCACTAAGCCGGTTTGTATTTGGGGCTGTGTCAAGAACTCCAGCGCTCTGACTGAGCCACAAATTTTCATCCTTACGGGATTTTGCATCTTCACATGCTTTAACAAACATGTCTATAGTATCGACATCAAGATCACTATCCGTCAGGAAATAAGCGCAAACGAGAGTTATAACTCCAGCCATCACTAAGCCTAAGGTGAGCGTTGTAGTATTCTCATGCAAAGCACTCCATAATGCCTTGACATCAGCGTATTTATCAGACACATAATCAGTCAATGAAGTTATGCTTTTATTTGTAGTTATTAGCGACAATGCGTTAGCACTCAACCAGTCGAAAAACGATTGACAGAGTGCTACATACCTATCGCTCTGATGTTTACACCACTCCTTCCACACATTCGCTTTTTCGAAGATGGGATCCACTACCCAATTAGTGATAGATGATAGTACATTAGTTTGTGCATCCCACATGTAATTATCAATCTCTTCAACTTCTTCCGGACTAACCATGGTGCGCACATTATCTTCACGCGTTTTTTCTCTAACATGATTAACCAACTGCGCTAGCCAATTTAGAGATGCTATCTTACGTAAATGTGGGGGTACATGTGAGGTGTCCAACTTCGGGGGAACGGGGGACCCTAAGTGCGGGTCTAAAAATGACCCCACCCATGATGGACGATCAGCTCTAAAATCATATCGGTAATACTGTAATATCTGATAAAAGTGACCGTTTTTATCTTTAGCAGATGTCACGTCGACAACATGGGGTCTCCTGAACAAGGCACTCGGTTCTGTAATGCAATCGCTAGCAGTGAAGCCATTTAGAGTCCTAAAATGGTTAGTAGTGGCCAATATTAAAGATGAATTAAAACTTTTGGTATTTTTATTTTCCGCTCTTGCGCAGTCTAGTGGATATTTGGTAGTTGAAACAAAGTTTATCATCGTTCTCCATTGAGATTTACCTTGCTGACCTACATCGTCCATAACAAAAACATCTTCATTGTTATAATCATCATAAAAATCCTTTCCACTTTCTGTATTAGGAACAGTATGAACATATACAGACTGGTCTTTCTTACTAAGATATTCGACAAAAGAATTCATGAGTGTCGTTTTACCAGAGCCGGCTCCTCCTTCAAAAACAAAAGCGACAGGTTCCATTCGATTGCTAACTCCATACGTCTTACACATTTTTACAACGTTCTCACAAAAAGCTCGCCATGTGATGTTAAAATCACGATTATTAGTATTAGCGACATAACTAGTAAAGTCAGAACATTCTACACATTCACGATGTAACTCCAAGATTGAATGTCTGGTGCGAGCATCATGGATAATAGAAGCATCCTTCATAAACTGTGTGTACAGCTTAATAACGCGATCTATACGATCGTATTGTATAGCGCTTGAACCTATAAAGTCAACAAACTTTGTAACAAAGCCTGTGATATTAGTGCCTGTAAGCTCTTGTTCTTTGTGTGCTACGTATACTAAGAGGTGTTTAATGACCTTCACCAAGCTCGAAAAACATTGCATAACAAAGGAACTATCGAATATACGCTTGCCTGTAAGTGCAGTAAATGACTTAACTGCCTCCAACAAATGTTTAGGAAGCCCAGCAACACCAAGCATAGTAAGCATTTCACTGCTGGTGGTTTGCGCATTAAAAACACTTCGCACTCTGCTATCTAACGAGTATATCTGAAGAACCGCTGCCAAGACCTTGGGAACAGATAGATACCCATCCCGCAAGTTCAAGATAAGCGCCATAATGTCAGCCAATATAGGCTTCCAATGCGTTTTGTTGATAATGGACATGGTATCTTTCATAAAATTGAAAGATTTCAATACCTTATCAAACAATTGGGTTATACTGGAAAATGCACTTTGTGGTTTCATGAATACTTTCTTCGGAACCACATATAATATCTTGTGTCCATATTTAGTGGTTCTTATATAAGCCTTAGGTGCTTTATCCTTATCGATGTACCTCGCCATTCGATCATTAAAATCCTCCAAAGTAACTTTAAAAAGAGTGCTAGTACTAAGTATGCAAACGTACCAATTTCCTCCTCTATTACCACTATTATCATAGTAATCTACATTCCTAATTATTGTCTCGTAATTTTTATAGAATTCACTTCTAACATTAGCCAAAATGCTCTCTAGAGCACCCATATGTCCACTCCTATCTCTAAACACAGTATGTTTAGATGATCTAAAGTCCTTACTTTTATTCTCTTCGTTATCCATATTTTCTAAATTCATTTCATTACACTTGTCCATGCTACACATTGT